TATTGTTCTGCTTTAACTTTAGGTAAATTTCCAACATCAATATAAAAAATACGACGCTCAGGTGCGCGAGATATACGATAAATAACAGTTGCATCTTCAAGTGTTCTAAGTTGGTTAAGAGGTTTAATTGCTTTTTGAACATAAGAATAAACCATTTGATTATTCTTGTCCATTAGTCCGGAAGTTGTATGTAAAATAGAATCTACTGAGATTTTTAGTCCACCAGTAGAATTATTGTCTTGTGCAAGTCCAGCATTTCCAGGAGCAGCAACAAAACTTCTATCTGAATATACATAATATTCATTCTTTGTTTGTTGTACTACGATAGGTCCTTTTGGAATTTTCTTTACTTCACGTACTTTTCTAATTTTTCTAGGATCTAGATATCTAAGTTCTATAATCCCATCGCGTGGATTTTTTTCATCGATAATAATATGATAATACATTCTACCATCAACATACCATCTTTTAAAAATTTCATACGCTTCATTTTGAAAATTAAGTAATTCTAAGACTAGTTCAAATTCTTCTCTAATTTTATTTTTTATTTCATCACTATATTTTATTCTATCAAGATTAATATCAACAACCTTTTCTGCATCAGTATCTATACATTCGTTAACAATATCATCTATTGCCATTTCTAATTCTGGTTGTAAAGAAATTTCTCTATATTTAGCTACTAATTCTGCTTCAGTTCTTGCAGTTCCATCTAAATCAACATATGTACCATATGCACCTCCGGCCGCAACTATTACTGCGCCATCATCTTTTACTTCAGGTGCAAAAGATTCTAATTCTTTTTCATTTTTTCTTTTAATTTCAAAGCCAAAAAGCTGTACTGCCATATTATATGTTCCTTTATTATTGGACTGTTATTTTATTTATAACAGTCCAATAAAATATATTTTCAATTATGCGCCGCCGGCATTACCGGTAATACCACCAACAATTTCAAAACTATCATATAAGAATGTTACATTGAATTCTTCAAGTTGATCTTGAGTTGCCCAATCTAAATTAATAGATGATACTTCTGCAGGCCACAATCCATTAAATTGATATACTCTAAGAATTTCACCAGCTTTACCAAAATGCGTAACAGTAGCCTGAGACTTGTACAAAGAAGGTGCACCTGAACCTAATTGATTAATATTAGCTTCATATGCATTAATTGAGTTATTCCATGTTTCCATAGCATTTCTTATTAAGAAGTCTTCATCATTAATTATTGTAACAGTCCATGGAGAAAAATTACGATCTCCAGCAACAAATATTTTTCTTCCAAAATATGGCACTGCTACAGCACCAAGTGTTGAAGCCGGAAGTTCAGCTCTTACTGTTAGAAAAGGAACTTTCAAATCAGCTAATGGAGCAATTGGGTTAGTTATAGTTACTTGAAATAATGAAGGTCTAGCGCCACCAAGCGTAAGTTGAGCGCGAATATCATTGATATTAAAAGCCATTTGTTGTTACCTCTCTTAAAACTTACCCACAATTTCATCAAACTCTACTCCAGTGCGTACAGCAACGAAGTTTAGTTGAACAAAATTAATAGATTTTGCCGGTTTAATGTAAATATCGCCATAGAATTCGTTTCTATCAATTCTTTCTGGAGTATTATTTGTAGTATCACAAACAACTTTAAAGTCATAAATTCCACGACGTCCTTTGATATCGCGCAGATAAGGTTCAACTAAATTGCGGAATGTAGCTCTAGTAAATTCATCATTAAACTCAAACAAAGTAAATTTAGCAGAAGTTGCAATTGCTTTTTCAAGAACAATGAATAGACGACGAACGTTAATTCTATCGAATGCTGAAGGTTTAGCAAGTAATGTTTTATCTCCATAAAGAACAACACCTTCACCTGGGAAATTAACAATAGGATTACATCCCGCTTTATACAAGACATCTCTATCTGCTTTGTCAGGATTAAATGCCATTTTTACAACATTCTTAATTTGACCTCTATTAAATCCTGCAGGAGAAAACCAAGGATCTCTTACGTCATCAGTGCGAACTATAGTTCCAGCAACATCTCCATTGAATGGAACCCAACGATATACATCATTGTATTTGTCGTATTGATACTTATATCCAGAATCAAGAACAGCATAAGATGTAGAACGTAATGAATTTCTAAAAGTTACGATATTAGAAACTTCATTTTGTGTATTAACAACATCTTCAAATTGTGGAGATACACATACAATACAATCTTTTCTTACTTCTGCAATATTATCAATTATCCAATTTGCCAGTCCTTCACCATTAACACCAAATAGATTTTTTCCAGTAAGTATTAAAGAAATGTCTACAGATTCTGATTTACTGAATCTTTTATAAGAATTAGAAAGATTTGCTAATGTTTGTGTACTTTCAGTTACGCCATCAACACCGCCTCTAAATGATTGTGTATATGGACCAAGTGTAACTGGAGTAATAGCAGAAGTAATATTATTTGGTGCACCAGTTCTAGGATTAGCAAACCACACATATTTTGAACTACCATTTATCACGTTTCTGACAAATAGAGAACCACCTTGCTCACTTCTAGCATCAGTTCCTCTAGAAAGTCCTTCCCATATTTCTAAAACTTGACCAGGATTTCCAGTGAAAGCTCCATCTCTGTCTGCAATTACCACATGCATTTCATCACCAGAACCACCTACTTCATTAGCATAAATTGAAGTACCAGGAGCTTTATCAACAAAGTTAAAGTATTCCCAATATCTAGTTACAGAATTTGAAGATATATTATCTGCTAAATTATATGTAGTATCAAAATTAATACTAACAGTAGAAGTAAATACCGAAGAATTGCCAGAATCTGCTGGTGTACCAATTCCTGTAACTTTAAGATACTGAATACCCAATGTAGAATTACCGGCTGCAATATAATCACCTACGGTAGCAAAACTAACAATATTTGCTGCCATTGTATTAGCAATACTATTAGTTGTACCTGTAACTACAAGTTGTAAAGTATTACTGTTTACTGTAAAAGTCATATTAGCTGTAACAGTAGAATTTCCACTTAAAGTAGAAGAAAATGCATTAGTAGAAGGGCAAGTAGAAATTTTAAGAGAATTTCCTAAATTTCCACCATATTTTGCTACCCAGAATACGTTACCATTAAATGAAGACTGTGAATCATAATCATCAGTGTTTTTTATTGTAGTATTTGTATATGCACTAGTACTGTTAACAGTTGCTACAGCATTAAATGTAGCATTTGATTGTGATCTAACAACATATAATTTATTACCGTATGCCAAGAAGTTAGCAGCAGTAAAAAATGTTTCATAGTTATTTGATGTTGGGCGACCAAAACGGGCAACTAATTCGTCTTCTGAAGATACCAGAACACGTTCATCAGCTGGACCCCATCTAAATACGCCGGCAATCGCACCTTCAGTAGTAGATACTGCAGGAACGATAGTTGTCAAGTCGATTTCTGTGACATTGACACCAGGACTTACTTGGAATGACATCGTTTTCTCCTTTTTATATAATAAAAAATCAATTTTTCTTTTTATTATTTATAAATTATTAGTTTAGAAGAAACTTTTCAAATTCATCACTTGATATATAACCAGTGTTATCACCTGGCATACCATCATCATATAGTCCAAATGGTGTCATTTCTTCTTCTAATTTTTTCTCATTTTCTTCTAATATTCTTTTTCTTATATCTATATTAGAAACATCTTTAAAATATTCTTGACTTACCATCCATGCAAAAATAACAAGACACATTACAAGATCATCATAATGACCATCTTCTGCATTATATGAACTTCCATCTACTATATATGTTGAAAGTTGTTGAATAATATCATAATCATTTAATATTATTTTATCCATTTCTATAATAGATTTAATATTAGAGCAACCTACTCTTTTTGTAAGTTTTGTTGTTCTAATACCATATTTACTTTGATTGCTTGAACCAACAAGTGTTATTCCTTTTCTTCCACTTGTTTTTGTTGAAACTACATTTTCATATTCAAGATCTTGTTGCAAAATATTCACAACCTGAGAACCCGTATTTGTTTCTACTAAAATTGATGCTTCATTATAATAAGATCCAACATTTGCTAAGAGTGTCGGATATAATAATTCAGACATAGTGTTACTTTTATATGTAGCAACAACTTTATAAGGAACAACTGAAACATCTATTACTACAAATGCAGAATAATCAGAACCAATACCTTCTGATACGTCTACGGTCATAGTATACACATGATCTTTTATAGGTTCTTCGTATATTTTAACACCATATTCTTCTCTTACTGGATTGAAGAATACTAGTCTAGAAAGTATTGATGGGTGTATAAGTGTATTAGAAGAACCTAAAAATAGACATTCGTATTCTTGTCTAAATTGATCAACAGACGTATTTTTTATGGTTTCTTCTTTCCACTTTTCGTCTCTTCCTGGAATATCTGACCAATGAACATCTACTCTTGCATACGTATTTCTTTCTAATTCTGAATCTGTCCAAATCTTATAAAACAAATCCATACCATTTGGAGTAGATGTTATCAATAATTTTGTGGTAGAACCAGATGAAATTGTAGGAAACACCGAAGCAAAAAATTTATCTTGAATATTTCTAGGAACGAAGGCAAATTCATCGAGATAGACGCAATTGTAACTTTGACCACGAACAGCAGATGATGAAGTCGCAGAAGCTAATATCTTAGAACCATTTTCTAATTCTATATTACCTTTGTTCCATTGTATTATTCCTTGCTGCAACCACTTAGGTAACCACTCATATGCCAATTGTATACGTGAAAGAATTTCTCGCGCTTGTACTTGCTTGTTTGCCAATACTGCTATATTATAATTTTCATTAAAAAGAATCTTATGTAAGAGATAACCAACAACACCTGTAGTCTTACCAACTTGTCGCGGCATCTTACAGATTGTGTATCTGTTATTATCAAAAGTGCGAAACATGTTTTTTTGATATTGATATGGAACAAATGGTGTTAATCCAAGATCAACATGTACAATTTTTACATATTTTTCACAGAAGTATTCTACGTCTTTAGAACATTTTAAATATTCTTGAACTTGCTCTGCTGTAAATTCTAGTTTTACATCACGCCCTTTTAAATTTTTATTTCCTAAATAAAAAGAATTATTAATTAGCATTATTTCTTTGTACTTTGTTCTTGTCTAGCTTTAGCAGTGTGTCTTACATCATCATCTTTGTCATTCAAAGCCTTTGATATATGATCTTGTCTAACTTTAGCAGCACGTCTTACATCCCAATCAGTATCATCCAAAGCTTTTGATATATGTTCGGGTGTTACGTTAGGATGTTGTATAGCAGATTTTTTTACAGATGCATTGAAATCACCCAAAGCTTTTGATATGTGTTCAGGTGTTGCTTTAGGATGTTGTATAGCAGCATTTCTTACACCTACATCTTCATCATTTAAAGCTTTTGTTATGTGTTCAGGTGTTGCTTTAGGGTGTTGTATAGCATCGCGTCTTACATCCTCATCGGAATTATCCAAAGCTTTTGATATATGTTCTGGTGTTACGTTAGGATGTTTTATAGCAACATATCTTACACCCCAATCTTTATCATCCAAAGCCTTTGTTATATGTTCAGGTGTTGCTTTAGGATGTTGTATAGCATGTGTTCTTACATATGAATCAGTATCATTCAAAGCTTTTGTTATGTGTTCATGTGTTGCTTTAGGATGACTTATAGCAGCACGTCTTACAACCTCATCTTCATCATTCAAAGCCTTTGTTATGTGTTCAGGTGTTGCTTTAGGATGACTTATAGCAACGCGTCTTACAACCTTATCTTCATCATTCAAAGCTCTTGATATATGTTCAGATGTTGCTTTAGGATGTTGCATAGCAGCTTGTCTTACAACCCAATCTTCATCATCCAAAGCCTTTGTTATGTGTTCTGGAGTAATCTTACTACTATGTTCATGAAATGCACCAGCTCTGATATCTGGATCTGAACTATTAATAGAAGTATTAAATGGACGTAAAATGCTAGTACCAGAATCATGATAGACATTAGGATTCTTTTTATATATAGTATGATCACTAGCTGGAAAATGTTTTTCGGACCAGTTGCTTACAGTATGACTAAATGCACTATCAGAAGTGCCATATTGTCTATCTTCTGGTCTTAAAATAGTTTTTTCTTTTTTATTTTCAGGTTCAAACGGTTTTAGGGCAATCCTTGCTAAAGGTTTCTTTGCTTCTGGATCATTTTTATGAGCCAAATAAGCGACATGTGTTCCATGTTCTATATCTTTTTTTAAGTAATGTTTATTAGATCCATCTGTCATATTCATACATGATGTCCAACCTTGGTTTGTTGACATACCAGCAACACAATGTGGGTGTCTTGAAATTACAACATGTAGTCCACTAGATGCTTGCTTTGAACCTTGTCTAGTAGGATCATTGGTAAATTTATGCATCAAATCTTTATTTGCACCTGTAGAATTTAAAACTTTTCCGATTTTAAATTCCCTTTTGTCTCCTGCCTTTGAAGCAGTTCCTGTTTTGTAATCCTTTACTTCATATCCATGTTTTTTTAGGTGATTGACAATATCCGGATGTGGTTCTGGAGTGTGATCTTCATCTGGATGTTCTAATGGAATACTAATTTTATCTTGTCCTTTAGGAAACACATGACCAGAAATTTCTTCTGCTTTACCAGTGTTCCCCCATGAATCAACTACTCTTTTCTGTTCAGGATTTAATTCTTCAACAAAATAATTATATCCAAGATTCGTGAATTCGGAAAATGTTAACATCTTTTTTATTCCTTATTTAAAGCCTTTGTTATGTGTTCAGGTGTTGCTTTAGGATGTCGTATAGCAGCTTGTCTTACAAACTTATCTTTATCATTCAAAGCTTTTAATATATGTTCAAGTGTTATATTAGAATAACTTAGAGCAGTATATCTTATATACTTATCAGAATCATCTAAAGCTTTTAATATATGTTCAGATATTACTTTAGAGTGCTTTATAGCATTTCTTCTTACAGACACTTCAGTATCATTCAAAGCTTTTGATATATGATCAGGTGTTGCATTAGTGTGTTGTATAGCAAGTGTTCTTACATACTCATTTTTATCATTCAAAGCTTTTGATATATGTTTAGATGTTGCATTAGGGTGCACTATGGCAGTGCGTCTTACAAGTTCATCTTTATCATTTAAAGCTTTTGATATGTGTTTAGATGTTGCATTAGTGTGTTGTATAGCAAGTGTTCTTACATACTTATCTTTATCATTCAAAGCTTTTGATATATGTTTAGATGTTACACATGGGTGCTTTATAGCAGCCTGTCTTACAAATTCATCTTTATTATCCAAAGCTTTAGTTATATGTTCAGATGTTACACATGGGTGCTTTATAGCAGCTCGTCTCACGTATGAGTCAGAATCATCCAAAGCCTTCAATATGTGTTCTTCTGTTACACATGGGTGTTGTATAGCATCTTGTCTTACAAACTCATTAGAATTATCCAAAGCTTTAGTTACATATTCAGGATTTAATTCTTCAACAAAATTTAACATCTTTTTATTCCTTATTGCTATCTTTTATCATTTTTAACAAATCACCTGTCGTCAATATAAGATTATTGTTTGTTACTGACGGTTGTTCTTTGGGTTCATGTAATTTTTCAATTTCTTTATTTTGTCTTTTAAGATCTAAAAGATTTTTATTTGCAGCTATCATTGTTTTAATTAATTCATTTACTATCTCAAGAGACTTAGGAGATTCGTCACTTGATGCCAAATCAATTGCATAGTCAAGCGCGCTAGTTCCTCTTTCGATGATATCATAAATATTTTTTCTTGCATATTCATATTCACTATCAACTTCTAGATTATTATAAACACTGTGCTCTATCTGTTTCATTTTTGTTTTTTTTTCTATAGGTTCTAAACCCAAAGAATGGCTTATAATATCTTTTTTTTCATTGGTCATGGCAAATCCGTTTTGGTTATAATATAATCAAAATTGTCAGTTTCATCAATATTAAAATATGAAATAGTATTTGCTAATAAAGTGGTAGGATTTCCATTAGCATCTAATCCAGGTTGAATAACAAGTTGTGATAGTGCAGAATTTGCATTCATAGGAGCATAATTATTTAC